TCCAGCCGTTACGAGGTCTACCGCGTTCTCAACGGTCAGACCAAGGCTCGGTACGGTAAATCCCATGAAATCGCTGTGAAGCTTGGACTTAAATCAGCAGCCCAAGCCGCCTGATGATTTTTTGTCTGCGTAAAAGGTTATCACATATTGCAAAAAGGGGAATGTGACATGAGTAAGGCAAATGTATCCAGTTCTGGCTCCCGCATTCTGCGCGTTCTTAAAGCACTGCGCGGTCACGCTCTGAACGGGGTTTCTAACGGTGAACTGGCATCAGCTCTGGGAGAGTCTCCAGCCAACATCAACCGCGCCCTAAATACCCTGATTGAAGAAGGGCTGGCGCTCAAGCTTGAAAACGGGCGTTTTGCTCCTGGTGTACAGCTTTTGCAAATCGCCATGGCCCATAACAATGAAATGTCCCGCGCACAGGGGCGCATCGACGAACTTACCCAGCGTGTACTGGCTGGTAGCCGCTAAGGAGTAACAATGGCTCGCACAAAATCACAACATGCTGAACTTGCACCTGACGTGGAGCTAAATCCCGAACTGAAAGCGACTCAAAATCTGATGGCGACAGTAACCAGCCAACTCAGTGATGAACGTGATCTGCTGAATCAGCTTCTTGGTCAGGCACAGATGGCTGATGCATTTGAGCAATTTTCCCGAACAGTTCGGACTTCTAAACTGGCATTTGTTAAAGAAAACAAGCTATATCGCAATCTAAAGGGCAAGAAAACACCGAACGGTTCGGAGTTTTCGGGCACATGGGATGAGTTTTGTAATGTTCTCGGAATCTCCGTTGATAAAGCAGATTTAGATATTGCCAACCTTACCGCCTTCGGTGAAGAAGCCTTAGATTCCATGTCCCGCATGGGGATTGGTTATCGCGAACTGCGCCAGTTCCGCCGCCTGCCGGACGACCAGAAAAGCGCCCTCATTGAAGTAGCCAAAGAAGGCGACAAAACGGCCCTGCTGGAGCTGGCCGAGGAAATGATCGCCAAGCACACCAAAGAGAAAGAAGACCTCAAAACCGACCTCGAAATCAGCCGCCAGACGCTGGCCGAAAAGAAAGATGAGATCAACGTTCTCAAAGATCAGGCTGATGAACTCAAGGCGAAACTGACGCGTCGTGCAACTACAGAGACGCCTGATGAAGAAGGTCAGGCGCTTGAAACGGAAGCCACTGGCTTTAAAAGCGGCGTACTCAGCGCTCTTATCAACCTCAAATGCGGCTTTGAGGCACTGGCCGAACACGCAGAACGTACCGGCATCAGCCACACCCATATCATGGCAGGACTGCTTGATGATATCGAAGCCCGTGTAGTCGACATGCGTCAACAGTTTGACCTGCCTGACTTCCGCGAGATTGACAGCATGCCGGACTGGGTGAAAGAAGCACAGGAAGAGGATGAATAACATGGTCGCGTCACATCTGACACCACCAGTAAGAGAACGGGAACCGCAGGAAAGCCTTTACATGGATAGCCCGGAAGTTCTTGGACACGCGCTATGCACTCTTGTACCAGACATGATGGCGGGATTCTGCATCCTGACCAGTACTGGAGAAATCAGGATTTCAGCACCCGATGCGCATGCATTTGCCACCGCAATGGAAACGTTACTTCTGGAAAAAATTCACTATATCCAAAACGAACGCTGTCGCTGCTCTGCCAACAAACGGGCTGTTGAGATTGCGGAGAAACTTCACGAGAACAGTGAGAAATGGAAGCAATGGCAACAAAAAGCGAAGGCTGAATCATGAATCCAGCGCTGACGCAACGGCTTGTCAGCATAGCCGCCGCCGCTGACGCAGCCGGACACGGTGAAAAAGAGGCGGTATACCGGGCAGCGTGTGAAGAATTACAGATGTCACGCGCCACCCTGCTGAAAAAGCTTAAGGGGGTACGGATGAGCCGACCACGCAAACAGCGCTCAGATGCCGGTAAAACGACGCTGACCCACGATGAGATGCTGACCATCTCCGGGGCGTGGCTGGCGTCTCCCCGTCCCGGCAACGGTAAGAAAGGCTACAGTCTGGAGGATATTGTGGACGGATTACGCGATAACGGTCTGATTATTGCTGGCCGCACCGATACTGAGACCGGGGAGTTTTTCCCGCTCTCAATTGACGCTATCAGTCGCGCCCTCCGCCAGCATCGTATGCACCCCGACCAGTTACGGGCACCATCTCCTGCACTGGAGCTGGCCAGTCTGCATCCAAACCACGTCTGGCAACTGGATGCGTCCATCTGCGTGCTGTATTACCTCAAAAATCCGGCCAAAAGGGCAAAAGGGGACACCGGTCTGCGCGTCATGAGCGCGGCAGAGTTCAACAAAAACAAACCCCGCAACCTTGACCGTATCGTCAATGACCGGGTGTGGTCATTTGAAATCACCGACCACACTACGGGCTGGATTTACGTCGAGTACCGCTTCGGGGGAGAAAGTGCCGTCAACTTCCTGGAAGTGATGATTAACGCCATGCAGGAACGCGGCAGCGCCGACGTACTGCATGGGGTGCCGAAAATTCTGTTTACCGACCCCGGCTCTGCGCTGGTCTCGGCCTCGCTGCTCAATATGTGCCGGGCGATGGGCATCCGCACCATTCAGCATAAGGCTCACAACGCCCGCGCCACCGGTTCGGTGGAAAAGGCTCGTGACATTATCGAACGCAAGTTCGAGGGCGGCCTGCGCTTTCTCAGGGTGGATGATATTGATGAACTGAACCGGCTGGCGCGTCTCTGGCGTATGAAGTTTAACCGCACCGCAATCCATAGCCGCCACAGCATGTCGCGTACCGATGCCTGGCTGAGAATCACCGAAGAGCAACTGGTAAAAGCCCCGCCTCCCGAAATCTGCAGGGAACTGGCCATCTCTGCACCTGAAGAACGCACCGTTACCGGCAAGCTGCGCGTACCCTTCAGAGGCAAGGAATACGATGTGTCTGACGTTCCTGGTGTGTTCGTCGGTGACAAAGTACTGGTTGCACGCAATCCGTGGTCAGACGATGAAGCGCGGGTCGTTATCGTCAATGATGAAGGCTTTGAGACCTTCCACGTTATTCACGCGATACATAAAGATGAACTCTGGCAGTACAGCACCAGCGCACCGGTGATTGGTGAAGAATATCGACAGCTGCCGGAAACTGTTACCCAGACAAACCGCGATCAAGTGGAACAACATACCTACGGCACCGCCAGCCAGGAAGAAACCGAGGCGGCGAAGAAAGACAAAGCCCTGCCGTTCGGTGGTCGCTTCAACCCTTATCTGGACATTGAGCGCGATGACCACCCGGCCTACATGCCTAAACGCGGTCAGGCTTCAGATGTGCGCGGGCCGCGTATCGAGCAGCGTCCGCTGACCCATGTGGAGGCGGCGAAAGCCCTGCGCGAGAAGTTCAGCGCTAACGGCCATACCTGGACGCCGGAACATTACCGCCAGTTAGCGGCACAGTACCCTGATGGCGTACCGGAAACCGCGCTGGATGAGGTCATGGTCACCCTGACCACTCCGGCCCGCAACAGCGTTATCAGCATCGTTAACGGTAACTGAGGAGGAAGGCATGCTGGTACTGAAGCAACAACTGAAAGAGGCCCGCATCCCGCAGGCGGTGGTGGCAAGAGCCGTCGCCGTTTCCGAGGCCACACTGGCCCAGATTGTGAACCATAACGAGTGGCCCCGCACCAGTACGGAGGAGGTGCGCCAGCGTCTGGCGTTATATCTGGAAAGTCAGGGGATTGATACAGCGAAGAGTTTTGATGCTGCACAGGGCGCTGTCACGCCCCGTACAGCGGGTACTACCGATAAAACCAACCTCAGTGAGGAAGAGAACATGTTACTCAAAAAGCAGGTGTTATTTCCAGCAACTAAAAAAGCGTTTGGCCTTTTCCGTGACCCGTTCGCCGATGAAGCCATGCAGGGCGCGGACGATGTGTTCACCACGCCGGATATCCGCTACGTGCGTGAGGCGCTGTTCCAGACTGCCCGCCACGGTGGCTTTCTGGCGGTTATCGGCGAGTCCGGCGCGGGTAAATCCACGCTGCGCCGCGACCTGATTGAACGCGTTAACCGTGAGAACGCGCCGGTGATTGTCATAGAGCCATACATCATCGCCATGGAAGACAATGATGTGAAGGGCAAAACCCTCAAGGCGGCAGCTATCGCCGAAGCCATCATCAGCACCATAGCGCCGCTGGAGAGTATCAAACGCAGCCAGGACGCCCGTTTCCGCCAGTTGCACCGCGTCCTGAAGGACAGCAGTCAGGCGGGTTTTAGCCACGTTCTGGTGATTGAGGAGGCCCACAGTCTGCCCATTCCGACGCTGAAGCACCTCAAACGCTTCTTTGAGCTGGAATCCGGCTTCAAAAAACTGCTGTCCATCGTGCTGATTGGCCAGCCTGAGCTGGCGGACAAACTGTCCGAACGCAACATGGAAGTCCGTGAGGTCGTCCAGCGCTGCGAGGTGGTTGAACTGCTGCCGCTGGACAACAGCCTCGAAGAGTTTCTGACGTTCAAACTGCAACGCGCCGGTAAGCAGCTGTCTGACATCATGGACGCCAGCGCAGTGGAAGCCATCCGCGCCCGTCTGAGCAATCTGGGCAGCAACCGTAAAAGCATGGTCAGCCTGCTGTATCCGCTGGCCGTCAGTAACCTGGTGATAGCCGCCATGAATCTGGCTGCTGAAATCGGGGTTCCGCAGGTCAACGCCGACGTCGTCAAAGGAGTTTAATCATGAAATCCATCGCCGATATCAACCAGCAGATGAACAAGGTGCAGTCCGCCATTATGGCGCTCAACGCCATGAACACTACCGTGCAGAGCGTCATGATTGCTGGCAGTAAACCGGTTATCCGTATCGCCCGCAACGGGCACTGTGCCCGCCTGCTGGAGCAGGGCAAAGCGAGTTATACCCATGTTGGCCATGACGGCTCAGGGCGCTTCCGTCAGGGCGTCTTTGAGTTGCATGGCTGCCGTATTACCTGGTCAGAGTCGTTACATTAACCATAAGGTGAACAGAGATGAGCGAAGTAAATAAAGAAAACTACATGAAAGACCGCAAGGGGCGTCTGGTGCCGGTTGACCAGGTGTCTGACTATGACCTTGCGATGGACTCTTTCGTTAAAGAACAGGTTGCCGCCGCGAAGGTTAAACGCGATGAACTCAGCGACTTCAAGCGTCGTGCCTTTGACGAGTGCTATGCCTGGCTTGACCTTGTGGCCGAGAAGTACGGCAGAACACGCGGCGGTGCCAAAGGCAACGTGACCTTCAGCAGCTTCGACGGTGCTCAGCAGATCACCATCCGCGTGCAGGAAACCCTGACCTTCGGGCCAGAGCTGCAGATTGCCAAAGACCTGATAGACGAGTGCGTCACCGAGTGGTCGGAAGGCGCGAACGCCAACCTGCGGGCCATCATCAGCGATGCTTTTCAGGTGGACAAAGAGGGCCAGCTTAATACCGGACGTATTCTTTCCCTGCGCCGCGTCAAGATTCAGGACGAGCGCTGGAACCGGGCAATGGAGGCTATATCGGAATCACTGCAAGTGGCAATGTCCAAAACCTATATTAATTTCCGGGAGAAAGATAAACACGGGAAGCTAATTAATATCCCGTTAGATATCGCTGCCATTTAATTTTAATTCAATTTCTTTTTATTTCGGCGTCAGCGCTGTGGGTTTCTGCACGCCGAAAACAGCATTAAGGAATAAAACATGTCCATCAAATGTACCAACTGCCAGAAAGGTATCACCACCCTGAAGTTCAGCGACGCCAGCGTCATTACCTCCGGTAAGTACCGTGTGCCAGCCGTCCTCATCACGCTGGTATGCCCTCACTGCAGCCAGCATTACTACGTGGAAGTCCCTGCCATGGAGTTCATCCCCTGCGAGGCGAAAAAATGAAAGGCATGAAATTATATAACCGCTCCACTATTTATAGCCTGGCCCTGAAAACCTTCGGCCCTGAAGCACAGGCGCTGAAGCTGATGGAAGAAGCCGCCGAACTGGCCGCTGCTGCCGCCCGCAACATGAATGGCCTGGGCAGTGAAGTTGACCTGGCTGGCGAACTGGCCGACGTTGAAATCATGATTGAACAGTTCCGCCTCAACGGGATGGGCCTGATGATTGACTATCATAAGCAGCAAAAGCTGGAACGCCTCGCCGAACGTCTGGGGGTGACTTATGCCACAGAATAATAAGCTAACTGAAGAACGTCTGCTCTTTATCTATCAAAGCCTGAAGCGCTGGGCCGATCATGATGCCGTATTAAACAGCTATATCAGCGGTCAAAAGATAGACCCAATATTTCATGACTGCGTTGTAGCACTGGCTGAGTTGTTAGATCACCGCAAATCAGGTACGTCTGAACCTGTTTCATTCGATGCGCTCAACGCAGCAGTAGCAGAGGTTACTGGCGGCAACCAGCACGCCTGGAATGGTAATATTTACAAGGGCCATCAGGAAGTTCCATTTATCAATTACAACTCACTATCGCGCATTGTTGAGAAATTCAGGGCTGCACAGCCGCCAGTGCCGGAAGAGATTATGCCAGACCACGATAACACCTATGACTATGTAAACGGCTGGAACAACTGTCGTGCTGCAATGCTTCGTCACCAGCCAGTGAACGAACAGGAACAGTGGAAGCTGGGGGCTAAATGATGAAGTTCTTACGCAAGAAGAAAGCATCAAAACCATGCCGTACTACTGCTAAATATCTTTTTGCTCGCGCCTTTTTTAAGAACGTAAGGCCTGGGATTCAAATTGGTGTTATTGCAGGACGCGAGCAAGTTAAAAATTACATGTCAGGTGCATGGTGGAATAACAACCCGATTATTACGGCCCGTAATATTCATATCAACTGGGGCGGGATTCATTATGATCGCTGAAACTATTGTTTGTGCCCTGTTCTGGTATGGTTTTGTGGGCTGGTGTACTGCTGAATTGCACCGGCGCTCTGGGTTTTATTCACGTTACACCGGAGCCAGTCATTGGATCAGTTGGGCCGTTATGTTCCTGTGCTGGCCTGTAGCGCTTCCTTTATATGTCGATTATATCGGTGGCGCAGGTAAAAGGAGCGACGATGATGACTAAGCAGCGTCTTATTCAACTCATCCATATTGCCCGCAATGACCTCCAGATGGATGAGGACACCTACCGCCAGATGCTACAGGGGCTGACCGGCAAAGCCTCAACCAAAGGGATGGATACCCCACAGCTAAACCGCGTGCTGGAATCCATGAAAAATAAAGGCTTTCGCATTAAGCCTGCCGGGAAAGCCAAGTCCGGCTTACCGCTGGATAGTCATCCGCAGTCAAAGAAAATCCGTGCGCTATGGCTTT